TCTTGGATATAGTGCATTGATCTCATGCAAAATGTCTTCAACTGTTTCCTTTGCCAAGCCTGTGAGTTTGGCGGTGTTTGAAATGTGGGGGGGGGGTGTTCGCTATAATAAGGGCTATGAAGAATCTACTGAGTACTATGTCAGAGCCAAGGTCGGTGACGGCGGTGATGGTGGTTATCTACACTGCTATCTCGGTTACTGGTCTTGGCTTTATTACGAGCTACAGTTCGCTTCCGTGGGTTATCACCCTTGCGGGAGTACTAATGGTCGCATCTGGGATTATGGGCGCGCCCTCGGCGTGGTTGGGTTCCTGGTGGTTGGAAGGCCCCGCTGCGCTTGTCGCTGTAGTTGGCATTATGTTGGTGTCGATTAACGAGTTTGTGCTGACCACGGCACATGTTCGCTGGCCACTCCATGTTATTATTTTGTCAGTAATTATTGCATTGTTCTTCCTGGGGCGTGCTCTGCGTGTGTGGCCGTATTCGTATCGGCCTGGGGTTCTGCCGAAGAGCAAGCTAGAGAAGGCTGAGGAACAGTACAACAAGACAAGGGAAGAATACTTGTCAACCATTGGTGAGTAACAACAGGAGGACAGATGAATACGGCACTCATTGGCCTTGTGTGCTCTGCTGTTACCCTAATTATTAAGGCACTTGTAGATTTGTGCATTGATCGTTACAAGAAGGCCCTAGAAGTTCAAGAGGCGCGTGATGATCTGGAAGCTGAGCTGCGCACGCAAGCGTTCCTGTGGAAGGAACACGCTTATGCTGTGCGTGTCGCTGCTGTTCAGGCTGGTGTGAAGGTAGAGGACCTGCCTTCGGTGCCGAAGGAGGATTGATGCTGTTTATTTGGTTCCTGGTGGGTCTTGCAGTTGGCTTGACTGCTGGCATTGCAGGCACGTACATGTACCTAGACAACAAGTTTGAGAAGACTGTGAAGGATGTGCTCAATGATGTCGCAGAACAGCTCGCACAATTTGCTGACGAGTGACGACCCAGAGCTGCGTGGTAAGCGCGACATGGCCCTGTCGCTGCTGAAGCGCGGCACTGAACGAAACAAAATCATCAAGGCAACAGGCTTCACGTCTGAAGAGCTGTTCGTCATTGAGCAGTCCTATTACGACAGCCGACAGGAATTGTCGCCTCGCAATATGCGCATCAAGCAGCTTGATCGTCTTGATGCGCTTGTCGATATGGCTTATAGCCAGATTGAGATGTTCGGTCTTGCTGATGAAAAGGGCAACTGGGGCCAGAACCTTCAGGCTGTTCTCGCGGTCCTGCGTGAAATCTCCGAAGTTGCGAATCTAAAGCGCCAGACGGTGACTCATGAGATTCGTGTGATCGAAGAGAAACAGGTGGACATCATGCTGTCGTTCACCAATCAGGTGCTCGAAGAGTACACGGCACTTGTGTATCCGCACCTGTCGGCTGAAGCAAAGCGCGCCTTGGAGACGAATAAGGCTGACTGGTTTTCTCAGGCTGTGAATAAGCCTGCCGCTTTGCTTGAAGCGACTGTCGAGATGGAGGGTGACTGATGCTACCTTTCGGTGCTGTCGCCAAGAAATTCTCAGATGCTCAGCGCCTTGAAGTGTGGCGTAACAACCCTGCCAAGTGGGCTGAAGACCATGGCCTGTTCATGTGGTCTAAGCAGCGTGAAGTTTCACAGTCTGTAGTCGATCATCAGAAAACCCTTGTGGTTACTGGCAACGGGGCAGGCAAGGATTTTCGGTTAACCGAAAAATTGCCTACCCCTACTGGATGGACCACTATCGGCGAGGTTAAGGTCGGGGATTATGTTCTTGACGAGTATGGACACCCAACTAAGGTAACTGGTAAGTCGCAGATTTGGAACCATGACCTCGTGAAGGTCATCTTCAATGATGGGGCGGAGTTTATCTGTTCGCCTAATCATGAATGGGTGACGCTGGACTTCAAGGAGGCTGGGCGCGCTCGTAAGCGTATTGAGGGTGACTGGCGTAACGGCTGGTCTTATGGTCGTACCCGCGAGACGCGAGAGATCATGTCATCGTTGCGTCATGGTAAGCAGAACCAGGCTAACCACTACGTTCCTATTAACGCGCCTATTGTCGGACAAGCGGCTGATCTGCTGATCGACCCTTACGTGCTTGGTGTGTGGCTTGGTGATGGTCACTCGGCTAATCCTTGCATTACGATTGGTGCTCGAAAGCAGCATATTCCTGAAGAGTTTAATCTTCGTGGTGTTGCACTAACTACGTATAAGGTCAATGCTAATAAAGCACCTTTGTACGGGTTCACCCATCAGGGTTACAAGGCTAAGCTGCGTGAGCTTGGTGTGCTGAACAACAAGCACATCCCACAAATGTATCTGCGTGCATCCATCGAGCAGCGTCTTGATCTTCTGCGTGGTCTCATGGACACTGATGGTTTCAATGCCAGTGCAAAGCGGACAACCTGTGTCGGAATTGATTTCATGAACGAACAGTTGGCACTTGGTGTTGTAGAGCTGGTTCGTTCCCTTGGTGTACGCTGCAATGTCTCTAAGGAGCGCACATATCTGAATGGTGAAGATGTTGGGCCTCGCTGGCGTATGGTATTTAACCCTACGTTCGACCCGTTCACGCCAGGTTCTGTGAAAAGCCGTGAGCGCCCAGAACAGGACGCCCAGGCTTCGCGCAAAACTGTTCGTACCATTGTCGATGTTGTGCCGGTGGCAACTGAGCCAACCCAGTGTATTGAGGTGGACTCCGAGAGTCACATGTACCTCGTTGGTGAGCACATGGTGCCGACACATAACTCACGCCTGTCAGCTACCCTTGTGAACTGGTGGGTTGACACGCATCCTGTCGATGACACGACAGTCGTCACCACGGCGACGAACTGGAAACAGGTTCGTAACGTCCTGTGGAAGGAGATTCCCCGTGTCAAGGCTGTCGCTGGCATCAGTGGCAAGGTCAACGCCGACGCGACATGGAAGATGGGAGACCGACAAGACCCTATCGCTTTCGGTATGAAGCCGGACGATAAGGACGAGTCTGGCTTCCAGGGTGTCCACGACCAGTACGTCCTCGTGATTATGGATGAGGCCGGGGGTATCTCCAAGGAAATCTTCACCGCAGCCGATGCCATCACGACGAACAAGTTTGCACGCATCCTGGCCATTGCTAACCCGAATGACCCATCGTGCTACATGGCAGAGGTGTACAAGCGCGAGATGCGCCTGAAGCCAGAGGAACGGTCGTGGAACATCATCCAGTTCGGAGCATACGACACGCCTAACTTCACGGGCGAAGTCGTGCCTGTCGAGGTTGCGACTCGTCTTGTGCAGGTTGACTGGGTTGAGGCGCGTAAGAAGGAATGGGGTGAGGATGACCCCCGCTTTGTTGCGCGTGTCCTTGGTGAGTTCCCTGACGTGTCTGACGACGGCCTGTTCAACATGGGCCGCGTCATGCAGTCGATGGAGGCATACGACACCTCGGAGCCGGACGAGGGTATGCCGATCACCATTGGTGTCGATGTGGCCCGATACGGCTCCGACAGTTCCGTGATCGTGTCGAACCAGGGCGGCTACATCAGGATTCATGGCCGGTATCAGGGCTTGAACGGTCCTGAGCTTGCGCGCAAGGTCGGCGAACTGGCCGTGGAGATGGGGGCTGTCGAGATTCGTATTGACGCTATTGGTGTCGGTGCATCAGTGCTCGACAGCATCTACAACTTCGTTCCACCCAGCGTATCTGTCGTTGGTATCCATGGCAACGCGAAGTCCGGTGATAGCACGAAGTGGTACAACTACCGCGCTGCTATGTACGATCAGTTCGCTAAAGCTGTCGCTGATGGTCGAGTCTTCCTGCCGGATGACGATGAACTCCACAACGAAATCGCTTCGATTAAGTATGAGTATCGCGGGTCTGCGCTGCTTATCGAATCGAAAGAAAACATGCGTAAACGTGGCATCAAGTCGCCTGACGTTCTTGATGCTGTCATTTATGCATACCAGAATATTGGGGCAATTATGGCTGGTGATTCAGAAGGCCAGTATTACTCACCGGATGATCTGCTAGAAGAAGATGACCTCCTTGACTTTATGTTCGAGGAAGAGTTGTCTGTATTTCTAGCATGATAGGATGATTAGCATGAAGTATGAGCAGACGTTTAGAGAGGCTATGGGGGCCTTTTCCGACACCCTAGCGCGTCTCAAGCGCGAAGACATTGGCTGGTTGCCTTTGTCTGCTGTCGAAGGCCCTGATTCCCTCATTACTCTTGATGTGATTCGGGATCATTCGGCACGCGCACGTCGTTTGGCTACGCTTAACCCAATTGTGAAGCGCGGCTTGGTTGTCCGTAACGCCTATATGTGGGCAGACCCGGTTGTGTATAAGGGTGAGACGCGACCGGCCCGCAAGGTGATCGATGAGAACGCGAAGGTGTGCTTTAGTGTCCAGGCCCGTGTTCGGGATGAGCAGTCGTTCAACACGGATGGCTGCGTCATCTACTTGATCGACAAGGCGACGAAGACTGTTACGCCTGTTCCGCTCATGCGCCTTGGTGGTGTGGCGACTGATGATACAACCGGGGATGTCGTTGCACTCCTGATTAATCCTGTCGTGAGCGGTGAGCCTCAGTGGTACATGCTGTGGGACCGAGTGGGCGTGAAGATCACCAAGTCTAACTACAAGGTGAATCGCCGCTTGACGGCTGTGTACGCGACCGTGAACCGGTTGATGTCAGAGCAATACGGCAAGCCTGATCTCATGAGCGCTATGTCGTATGCGCAGCGGTACAAGGAACATCTTGAGGTTGCGCACCTTATGGAGAAGTCTTTGGCAAAGCTAGCCTTTAAGGCGACGAGTGTCAACTCTCGACAGCAACAGGCCGTTCAGCAGCGTATGGCTGGTCCGGGTGTCGGTGGCACAGCGAACATCGGCGCGGGGCAGGACATTCAGGCAATTAACAAGGCCGGTGCTGGCATTGACTTCTCGGCTGGTACGCCTCTTGCGGCTATGGTGTCGGCTGCTCTCGACATCCCCCTGTCGGTGTTGCTGACGGACGGCTCTGCTGGTGGACGACAGGGTGCTGAGACTGCGCTTGAAGACCCGACGTTTAAGGCGTTGGAATTGCGCCGTCAACTGCACATCGACATGCTGAATGAGATTGCTGCGGCTCTCGGCATCAAGGTGTCGATTGAGTACGGTTCGATCAACAATGACCAGACTCATCGTCGTATTCAGTCTTTGACGCTCGCGTACCAGAATGGCGCGTTGCACCAGGTTGAAATGCGCTCCGGTGTCTTACAGTTGTTGAAGATTGCTGGCTCTTTGCCGTTGGAAGATTTGCCTGAACTGCCTGACGAGGGCGAAGAGGGTTCGACAACGACAAAGAGTGATGACACTGAAGACGGGCGCGCAACAGGTGTTGGGCCAATGTCTGATGGTACAAACGACAACCGAGATAGGAGTACTGATGCATAAGTTGCATGAGTCTACAGCGGCTGTTGGTACTGAGTCTCTTGGTGAGGGAAAGTACCGCATTCGCATTATCGTGCCTGGCCAGGGTTCGAGTGGTATCTACACCGCTGAGAACCTGGCTGAGTCTGCGCCTTTGTTCAAGGCGGGAACTGAGATGTTCATCGACCACCCAACTGGGTCTGAGGAATGGGAGCGCCCCGAGCGTTCTATTCGTGACTATGCTGGTGTGTTTCTTGAAGACGCGACAGTAGGGGAAGACGGCGCACTCTACACCATCTGTAAAGTATTCTCGGGTGTGAATGAAATTATCCGTGATAAATGGGAGCACATTGGTGTTTCCATTAACGCCTGGTGCAACGAGCCAATCGCAGAAACAGGTGTTGTTCCTGTTTTTGCCGGTGTTCGCTCAGTTGACTTCGTTACCACGCCCGGTGCGGGTGGCGCAGTTATTGATCTGCTAGAATCAAATCGAAACAACTCTATTACTAAGGAGGCGGGCGTGGACAAGGAGATCGAGTCCAAGTTCAGTGACCTTGAGACTAAGTTTGCCGCTCTTTTTGAGGCACTTGGTTCTAAGCTCGATTCCGTTGTGACTTCTATTCAGGAGTCCAAGGAGGAAGAGAAGGTCGAAGAGGCATCTGTCGATGTCGATGCCGCTATTGATGCGGGAAAGAAGATTGCTGAGTCTGGTCTGCCAGAGGCGGCTGTCGTGCGTGTTCGTGAAGCTGTGAAGAAGGGTGTGGACGTTGAGTCCGCTCTTGAGGCTGAGCGCGCTTATCTCAAGGAGGCTGTCGCTGCGACTGCCACCCCCGTTGTTGATGAGTCTGGCGGGGTTTCCTTGAAGGAGTCCTACGCTAAGATTGGTTGGAAGTGATCTTAATGGCGGGTATCAAGAAGTTCCCTCTGACGGGTAACAAGGATAACCAGATTTTTGAGTACAGCGACACTTTGTCGCTTGAGATTGACGACGCGCAGAAGCACCTGAAGGCCGGTGACGCGGTTGTCGTCAACAAGGAGGCTGGTATTGCTGGCATCCTGGTGTCGGATGTCGCCCCAGCTGAAGAGAAGACGGATTACGCGACTGCTGCTGAGGCTTTGACTAAGCCGACGTATGGTCTGAACCGCGCCAAGCACGCCTCGGTTCGCGTGAAGGGTGGCGTGTTTGCTCTCAAGGTTGATGGTACTGCTCCGTCGCCGTTCAAGCCTGGCACGCTCGTGTACCTGAAGGCTGCGACGGCTGGTGCCAAGCCCACCATTACTTTCACTAAGGCGGGCGCGGACGTTGTGCTCGGTTGGGTGAAGGAACCATACAATGCTGCCGTTAAGGATGGCATTTACCAGGTTGTTCTCGACACTCGTCCACTGGGCTGAAAGGTTTAACTAATGACTACTTTTGAGGAAAGGCAGCTTGAGTTCAACAAGTTGCTGGAAGCTTCGTTTGCTGGCGACAAGATCGCTCAGGCTAAGCTGAAGGAGGCTGTCACCACTGACAGCCTTGCTCCTACGATGTTCGTTAACGCTGCTAATGTGCAGTTTGTTAACACTTATGAGTCTTACGACTCGATTTGGCCGAAGATCTCTGAGAAGGTTCTTCTCAATGACTTCCGTCCTGCTGCTTACCTGTCGCTGAACTCGGACATTGCGTCGATGCCTATCGACAACGGGGGCTTCTCGCCTATCCAGGACACGCTGCCCGCGATTCCTGAGCTGACCCCTTACCCGACCCTGACGTACACCGGCAATGGCCGTTTCGTTGAGGTTGGCAAGCATGGCGCGCGTCTTCAATTCTCGTTCGAAGCAATCGTCAATGATGATTGGAACACGATTGAGAAGCTGCCGACTGACGCGGGTCGTCTCGCGGCTCGCACTGAAGACCTCCTGGTCCTTATGACCTTGTTCGACCCTCGTACCAAGAACATCAAGACCAATCTGGGTCGTCAGCTTGACCTGTCGAAGGTTCCTGCAGAGTTCAAGGGCGAGGCCATTCCCGGTGCGAACGGCAAGGATGCGCGTATTTCCTACGGCGCTATTACTGCCGCCCGTTGGCAGGCCCTTAACACCAAGTCTGAGTCTGGTCGCACTGTTACCATTCCAGGTGGTTTCGCTCTGGTTTGCTCGCCTGCTCAGGCTCAACTTGCGCGTGAGATTCTTGCTATCCGTGAGATTCGCACGACCAACGGCAAGACGACCACGATCAGCACTAATACGCTGACTAACATTGAGGTTGTCGAGTCTGATCTCATTGGCACCATTGTTGGTGACGACGCTTGGGCACTTGTCCCCAAGGGCGGTAAGGCCGGGGACAAGACCACTATCGCTAAGACCTCCATGCGTGGCCGCGAGAACCCAGAGCTGCGTGCTCACAATGCGACTGGTACGATGCTTGGTGGCGGCTCTGTTGATTACCGTGAAGGTAGCTTCGACAACGATGATGTCGAGATTCGTGTGCGTCAGATTGCTGGCGCTGGCCTGTTGAATCTTGACGGCGTTGTCCTATCTGCCGGTGGTCAAAACTGATCACCCCTGATCAGTTAGCTGATTAAGCAAGACCCCTGTGGCCCTTTGTCACGGGGGTCTTGCTATACTTGGTTTTATGAGCGAGATTGATTTTTCTTCACCTGTTGGACAGGTGCGTGTACTTATTCCTGATTTGCGTAAGTTGGAAGACTTGCGTGATTTGAGGAACGAGCCACGTTATCTTTTCGCGGATGAAGAAATCGAGGCTTTGCTCGCTGTTAATGGTGGTAACGTAAAGCTGGCTGCTGCTGATGCGTGTGACGCTATCGGCATGGATAAGGCTTTGCAACTGCTTGTCTTGAAGACGGACGACAAGCAGACGGACGGCGCTAAGCTGCTGGCTGCAATTGTCGGTCGTGCTCGTCAGTTGCGTGCTCAGGCGAAGGAAGACGAAGTAAATAACCTCTGCTTTGATGTTGTGCATCCGACGTTTGAGCCTGTGGATTGGGCGGTGAACTTCTAGTGGCACTGTCGATCAATCCTAATATCCACCCCTTGTTCATGCACACCTCTTATTACCCACTTCAACTGTTGGCTAATACGAAGGTGAGCATCTACGAAACACCCGACACGGTGTCGTATGACTGGACGGCTGACAATGGTCTGTCGGCTAAGGACAACCACCCAGTGTGGAGGGGTTGGGCGAACATTACACCGAACGTGGACTGGCGTGCCCGTAACCGTGAGTGGGCCGGTGAAGTCACAGGTGTTCACGCTTATCGTGTGCAGTTGTTGCATCTCGACAAGAATGAGCTGGTGTCGCAGGACTTGTGGGGTGAGCCTTCTGTACGTGTGTCGTTCGGTGAGGGTATGCGTCTCCAAGTAGACGAAATGCCGACTGACACAAGGGTTGAGGGCTTGAAGCTCGTTGTGCGTAATGCGCAGATTGATACGCTAAATTGGCAGGTAACGCTGCTTTGTGATATGGAGACGGGGGATACTGCTCATGGCTAGGACTAAAAAGACTGTACGGTTTGATGGTCGCGTTACTGGCATTAAGGTAACGGTCGATTCCGACCGTTACGGTGTTGCAGCTAAAGCAAAAAAGAAAATCATCGACGCCGCTTGGAAGAAAGTCGATGCTGCTGCTAAGGCTGCAGCTGCAGCTTCTACTGAGTACGGTCGTCAATTGATTGGCACTGACCCCCGGCGTGTCGATACTGGCTATATGCGCGACACGTTCAGTGTTGATGCTTCTAAGGGCGGCAAGGTTGTCGAGATCGGCTGGCATAAGTGGGAGCGTGAAAAGCCCTACTACTCCTGGCAGGAGAACGGCACGTACGGTAATCGAACTTCTGGCTATCTGCGCTCTGGCTTGCGCGGGAAGGCACGAGGCAGCAAGGATACGAAGGGCATTATCCCTGCAAAGTACCTGCCTCGCATTACGGCTGTGTTCCGTGAAGAGTTTTATGGGAGGCTGAAGTGAAAGACCGGACCCTAGAGTTTGACGAGGCCTGTCTGTCTCTGTTGCGTACCATCAAGAGTATTGAGGTTTTCGATTCTTTTGCTCGTAAGGTAGATGCACCACTGTACATTGTGTACCACGGTGGCGCTGAGATCAATCGACAGCTACGAGGTTACAAGTCGGTTGCCGGGCACACCCTGGATGTCTATGAGCACCCATTCCACATTGATGTGTATGGTGAGGATAAGAGGCTTCTCAATCGGCTGGTGTCGGTTGTGAAGGAAAAGCTTATTGGTACTGTGTTGATCGATGGGTCGAATGGTATCAATATTGCTGCGTCTGTCGGTACGTCTAAGGATTTCGATTCGACGCTGCGTCCGGCTGTTTATCAGCACAGTATGGCTTTCTACGTCAACTTAGATAGAGGAGACTAATATGCGTGTGCGTAATGTGTACACCAATATTGTGTGCGAGAAGTCTGAGGCGGAGCTTTCTGTTCTGCCCGACATGTATGAGCGTGTCGATGACAAGACACCTCTAACCCAGCCGTCTTGCTGTGGTGCAGATGATACCATTGAAGACGACAATACAACTCAGGAGGACTGATTATGGCAAAGATGTTGTCTCCGAACACCACCATTTGGTGGGTTGCGGCTGATGGTATCACGAATACTGATGACTTGTTTAAGGCTGCTACCTACACAGGTGCCACGTCGAAGGCTGTCGATATTTCCTGCGCTATCGCGGCGGGCATGACGCTCGGCGCGACGGACAGTGATACTGACGATTCTCGCTCCATTTGCGATTCGGGTAACGCCAAGACACCAACTATTGCGAACTACGAAGCGTCCCTCACCTTCTTCCGTGAGGAGATCGCCAAGGGTCAAAAGGCCGCTTGTAACACCAGCGTCTATGACAAGGCGTTCCAGTTGTTCAAGCGTGGAACGCTGGACGGCCTGAAGGAGGGCTACCTCGTTCAGCGTATTGGCTTCCGACAGGGCACCCCTGTCGAGGCCGGTCAAGAGCTGTCGGCCTTCAAGGTCGTCCCCGACAACCCAAAGGATGTCCTCGGAGACGGGGACAAGCCGATCCAGTTTGAGGTTCCCTTCCTACCTCAGGGCTTTATGCAGTTGAACAAGGCTGTCACTGCCTGATCAACTCTGCTAGAATACCCCTGTACCTCCGAGGTGCGGGGGTATTCTCAGATCTGATTGGAGTAGACATGGCTTTCGAACTGTCTAAGATTATCTCGTCCATCAAGCCTACGGTCAAGTCTATCGACGTTCCGCTGAATACTGAAAACGCGGAGCGTTTCGCCCAACTGGTCGAGATTGCTAAGACCGCGCAACTGGTCGAGGCCCCGGCGTCTCGTTCGATTACGGACACGGCACCTGGTGTCGAGCTTCAGGAAGAGCTTGAGGCTCTTCGCAAGGAGACGGTCACTCTTCGTCTGCGTGCGCTTTCCAATAAGGAACTCAATGTTCTGAAGCGCCGCGTGTGGGAGGACAAGTTCTTCAGTACGAAGAACAAGAACGAGGATGAGCGGGCGGTTATTGCTGTTGAGCGTGAAGATCGTTTGATGGAGTATGTCGTTGCTCGCTCCTGTGTCGAAATTATCGACAACTCCACAGGTGAATCGAAGAATGGCCTAACGGAAGACGAGGCAGCAGAGCTGCGCGGGCACCTGCCCGAGTTCTTGTGGCAGGAAATCTGTGGTACGTGGAACGATGCACAGCAGCTTGGTGCTGTCGTATCGGAGGCAATCAGCGACCCTACGTTTCGTGGGGACGGAACTGAGCCGACCGGAGAACCAGTGGGTGATTCTCTTGTTGAAAACGGCGAGGGCTGAGGGTAAGCCCCCGACGTTGTTCATTGGTGCTCCTGGCATGTTTGCCCGGTCAGTGCCTGCATGGATTGGCGACGAGATGGACTCGGAACCAATGGATCAAACTGAATACACGCCGCTTGATCTGGCCTTGTGTGCGGGGTATCAGTACTATCTCGATAGTCTGTGTAACAAGTGTGGTACGCCGCTTTGGTATGGTCGCAGTGACCATAGCGCGATTGAGTTCCATGTTGAAACATCGACATGCTATTCATGTGCTGAGCTTGATAGGTATCGTGAGCATAAGCATCCGAAACCAGGTGAAAGCTCATTTACTGTTCTGGATACTGTCGAGTATTCGGATGGTACGAAAGAGCCGTTGCCGACACCTATTGAAGCGCTTGAACAAGTTAGGTAGGAAGAGTCCCTGGTATCATTGAGGTGGTATCAGGGACTTTTCTTAGGAGTAAGAATGGCAGACGAGTCGATCAAGATTGACATTGATGTTAATGCCTCGGGTGCAGATAAGGCGGCGCAGAGCATTGGTGCTTTGGAAAAGCAGATCGGCTCGCTACAGAGTGCTGTCGCCACACTGAAGTCCCCGTCTGGCCGTGGTGGTACGGTTCTTGATTCTTTGCAGCTTGATAGCTCGAAGGTCAAGAACCTGAAGGAATCTGCGACAGCACTGCGGTCTGTGGCAGACGCTCTCGGTGCGCTGAATAAGGCTGCGGGTGATGTTAGCAAGGCTGATCTCTCGGCTGGTGTCGATAAGGCTGTTTCGGCATATCGACAGTTCATCCGTGAGACTCGCACGATGAACAACCTGAGCAAGGATCACATAGCTAAGCTGAAGGATACTGCTTCGGCTATGCGTGAGGTGGCTTCTGCGTCGAATGCCATGGCCGAGGCCGAGAATAAGGCGAAGAAGGCCCAGGCGGTGTTGAACCAGTCGCAGGCCCGTAAGACCGAGGCGCAGGCTGAGAAGCTTCGCGCTCAGGCGAGTGTGAAGCACGAGGATAATGCACTCCCGTTGCAGAAGCAGAAGGGCCGAGACGAGCGCAACCTGGTGAAGGCGAAAGGCAATGAAGCTGCTCGTCTTGCCGAGATTCAGGCTGCCTCGCAGTTGCAGCAAGCCGAGCTGAAGCTTGCTGGTGTGACGGCAAGCGCTGAGGCGAAGCGTGAGGCTGCTGCTGTCGCCGCGTCTGCGCGTATTGCTGCTGCTCGTGAGGCTGAGGCTGGTCGTACGCAGCGTGCCATGATTAAGGAGCAGGGCGCAGGCGAGCGCCAGATGATGCGTATCAATGCCTCTCAGGCGAAGGCTCAGCTCCGTGCGAACGAGCAGGCGATTGAGAATGTTCGTTATGCTGCTCGCGACACGGCGGTGTATTACGGGACAATTACGGCTGGCCTTGGCACGCTGGTGTCAGCTGCTGTGCAGGCTGGCATTGCACAGGAGCGTGCGTTCGCCGACGTGAAGCGTACCGCACAGGGCACGACACAGGATTTGGCCGAGCTTCGTAAGGCGTACACGGATTTGTCTACGCAGAAGGTTGTGACCCCATTTGCCGATCTAGCGAAGATCGGCACACTCGGCGCGCAGATGAACATTCCAACAAAGGACCTGAAGGACTTCACGACGGCTGTCGCTGAGTTTTCGACGGTGACGGAGATGGACGTCGAGGCTGCAACGACAGCATTTGGTCGTTTCGGCCAGATGATGGGTGGCTTGCAGGAGTCCTCCAAGGGCGCGGGGGACGGCTACAAGATTCTTGCGAATCAGGTTGCTGATCTGGGTGCGAAGTCTGTTGCGACGGAGCCTGAGATTGCAAACATGATGGTGAGTATTGCCGCGCAAGGTAAGAGCGCTGGCTTTACTCAGAACCAGATTCTGGCCCTGTCGTCCACGTTGTCGTCGCTCGCTATTCCGAAGGAGTGGGCACGAGGTTCACTTCAGCGTATCTTCAACTCGATCAACGCAGCTGCTGCTGAGGGCGGCGACGCTATGCACACGTACGCCCGCGCTGTCGGCGTGACGGACGCCGAGTTCCAAAAGCTCTGGCGCGATGATCCGAATAAGGTGTTCCAGGGTATCTTGCAGAACCTTGCGGGCATCAGCGACAAGGTGCAGAAGGCTCAGGCTATTAAGGATTTGGGCTTTAAGAATGTGCGTGACGTGGAGCTGCTGTCGCGTATGTCGAACAGTGTCGGCTTGTATGTGGAGCAGTTGGAGGAAGCTGAGCGGGCGTCGAAGAATACATCATTCATTGATGATTCGATGTCAATTATCACCGACACCTTGTCGGCGAAGTTGCAGCAGTTCCAGAATGCTTTGCAGAATGCTGGTGCGGCTATGAACTCTAGCTTCATGGTGCCGATGAAGGCTATTGTTACTGTGGCGACACTGGCTGTGAATGCTTTCGCGAAGCTGCCCGCGCCTATTCAAGCGTTCATTGGTGCTTTGACGGCTGTGGGTGTTGCTCGCGCTGCTATGGTGGCGACGAAGGCCGCGCTAGTGTCGATGTCTGCGACGTACATTCAGATGCAGACTCGTGTTATGCAGGCGACGGGTCAGCAGACCTTGTCGTGGGGTGTGGTGTGGCAGGCCGTGAAGCAGGCTCAGGCCGGTGTCGTTGGGTATGATGGGGCGCTTGCTGCGGATGAGGGGG